TGGTTTAAAGTCTTTCTTATTAAATTCAAATACGGTCTTACGGCCATTGGCGTGTTTAATATAACCTTTGACTACTACATCTTCTACAATAATTGTTTTCTTTGATTCAGCCATTAATATGGTGCCTCCTCATAATCGTTAGTGTTAAATGGTTTGATTTTCTCTTTTGGTAATTCTACTACTTCTATATCTGGGTGACTATCTTTATACCATTTGGCTTCCCTCTTTGACCATCGGTATTTTCTTATAATATCTCCATCATCAACAACTGCGTGAGTGAAATTCATCGTATAGATCCTTATAATAAATTCTTGTTCCAATGCATTCATTTCCATCCATATCCTCTGCATCAAATAATACAAAAGACATATTGTTTTTTAGGTCATGCATGATGACATCTCCATGAAGACCATCTTCAAACTTTACTACATTTTCTATATTATTTTTCTTTAGGTCTTTAAGCTTCATTTTTATTAATCTCTATGTTTGGGTGAATAGAAGCCTTACATTCTTTACATTCTTTAATTACTACTCTCAGTTTCTTATCATACACTTTATTGTACGAATTACAAACTTGACAAAACCAATTATCGTTTATGTGTAGTTTACGTTTCTCCCAACTCATATTTCCTCCTATTTACATATTTTTAGACAATAGCTCTGCCAAGGGTGGTAATGACCGCCTTTGACCCATACTGAGATATTACTGCTACTCAATACCAATCCTACACTGAGTTAATGTTGACTCATTTACTAGAGGCAAAGACCAACCACCCCATGACTAGTAAACTTGTGTGATACCCATTTAAGATCACGAGGCGTGCCGACAGGTGTAATCGAGCCTATGTATTCTTCCACGCAACCCATTTAGGTTCATTGATAACGTTTGGAGTACGGATAGTTTTTATGTGAAGACGAAAAGAGATAGACGAGCCAAAGCGGCCAATCATCCTCTTAATATCTTCTCATTCAAACTCTCAATGACAATAATACACAAACTGAAAATTTTTGCAATAGGTATAAAAGAAAAAACCCCAGATGATCAGTCTAGGGTTTTTGGGTCGGTGAGAGAGGCACCGATAGTCTGAGAAGACAAAGAGGAAAGCATCAGACAGAGAGGGATCTGACATTTAAAACATTACACAATATCTTGTGTTTTGTCAAGCATTTATTACCACATCTAGTGTTAGAAAAGGTACAACGAATATTCATTGGACTTTTTTGTTTTTGTCAATATATCACTTTTTTGCGTTTAATTCTTGTAAGTGTTTCATTCAAAAGGGATTTGTCTGTATTTTGAGTGAAAACCATTTTTATAGGCAAATATAATTAACACATGAATTAATATGAGTACGACCTATTGACATTAGTTTTTGTTAGTAAGATAATAGGGTTTCATTTATTTAAGAGAGGAAATGAAATGAAGCAAAATATTCGTATTAATCCTATTGACCCAGCTAGAGAGAATGGTCGCATTTATCCTAATCACTACAAAAATATTGACTTGGACATGTATATGTTCCAATCGGCTATGCTTGCTCGTAAAGAGAAGAAGCGTTTAAACGTATTCTTTTGGGTATTTGTCGTTTGTTGGGCAGCATTTATGGCTTATGTGTTTTGGATAACGAGGTAATTATGGAAATTATTAATCAAGGAATGAGAGTCGAATTAGAAAACATGGCTAAGAAAATGAATGCTATGGCTAAAAAGATTGAAGAAGCAAACAATCGTATAGATTTATTAATGGATATATTAATTAAACAATCAAAAGATGTTCAACATAGATTAGATAAGGAGAGGATATGAAACGATTTTTAGTATTAGCCGAAGTTGAAATTGATGAAAAGAAATACAACGAAGTTGAATCATGGAATATAGAAGTTACAGATTGGATTACTTCTGTATTAGCAGATCATGGTCGTGATCGTGGTATGTTAATTAAAATGCGATGCATAGAAACTGATTATCATCTACTTGATGATGTAAGTAGATCAGCAGATGCGATTGCTAAAGATAAAGCCTTCGATGAATTAGAAGAAGTAATGTTAACTAACAATATGTGTCCTAGTGGCAATTGCGAGGCTTAATATGAGTAATAGACAATATATTACCGATGAGGCTTTTGCAGCATTAATGAGAGTTACTAGTGACCCAGAAATACAAAAAAGATGTCCAGTTATGTTTGATAGGGACTATGAAAAACTTGTAGGTCTTGCTTATAAGTTTGCAGATATTCTATTGAAAGGCAGAGAATGATAATAACTAATGAATGGGGTTTACCAAAACCATTTGAGAATATAGCTAAGAATCCTACTTACTCAAAAGGTAAGGCACATCTATCAGCCACACAATTGCTTAACAGTCCTAAGATTGTAGCATTGATGAAGAAGCACGATGGTGAGTTGACTCAAGATGTAGCAGATACCATTTGGTCCATCTTCGGTTCAGCAGTTCATAGCATCTTGGAAAAAGGTGGTGATGAGAATCATATCGTGGAAGAAAGATTCTTCGCAGAACTTGATGGTTGGAGTATATCAGGTGCTGTTGATCTTCAAGTCATCGATAGCGATGGAATTCACATTCAAGATTACAAAACAACATCAGTGTGGGCTGTTAGAAATGATAAGCCAGAATGGGAACAACAATTAAACATATATGCATGGCTTATTGCTTTCAATAAGAAAGTCAAAATAAAGTCCTTGACAATCGTAGGAATACTAAAGGATTGGAGTAAGTCAGAAGCTGATCGTAATCCAGAGTATCCACAAAAGCCTGTCGCTATGGTTAATGTTCCTTTATGGACATATGAAGAACAAGAAAACTTTATTAAAGGTCGTATTGCTAAACATAGTGCAGCTGACTTTGCTATGGAAACAGATGGCGAGTTAACAGATTGCACACCAGCAGAAATGTGGGAGAAACCTCCTGTATGGGCTGTCATTAAACAAGGTGCGACTCGTGCTAAGTCTTTACATGATGCAATTGAGTTAGCAGAAGCAGCTAAGAAAGAATTAGGTGCAGGTTATGAGATTCAACTAAGACGTGGTAAGCGTGGTCGATGTGAAAGCTATTGTTTAGTGAATAAGTGGTGTAAACAGTATCAGGAGTATAAAGATGGAAATCCATGAGCTTAGAAATTATATACTAGAAGATTTTGAGTATAGAGAAGGCCATCTATTTTGGAAGAAACGTAAAAGAGGTGTAAAGCTTGGAAATCGTGTTGGTAACTTAGATAAGTATGGATATTTGCATATGAGTTATAGAGGCAAGATGCTCTTTCTTCATAGAATGATATTCTTAATGCATCATGGATATCTGCCTAAATCTTTAGATCACATTGATGCTAATCGATCAAACAATAAAATAGAAAATTTGAGAGAAGCTACACACTCTCAAAATATGCAGAACATTAGAATATCTAAACGAAATAAAACAGGTGTGAAAGGAGTATGTTGGAGAAAAAGAGAACAAAGGTATTTTGCCATATGTAATGTAAATGGCAAGCAGTATGAATTAGGTTCTTTTAAACTACTTGACGAAGCAGCAAAAGCAGTAAAAGAATTTAGAGAAAAACATCATGGCGAATTTGCCAGACACGTTTAGGAGATTATATGAGTGGTGCAGGAATGAAATATGATTGGTCAATGTCGTATGACGATTACGATAAAATATTTGACGAAAAAGTTCCAATGGTGGATAGTTCACAAATTGGAGGAACACATTATGTTAGTAAAACAATTCAGCCATGGGATTTTATTGTGGCTAACAAGCTTGGTTATCTTGAAGGCAATGTTATAAAGTATGTTTCAAGGTATCAAGAAAAGGGAGGCTTAGAGGATTTACGTAAGGCTAAGCATTATTTAGAGAAACTATTAGAGGTGAAAACAAATGAGTGTATACAAGAAATTACAGGAAGCAAGAATCCTGCTGCAAAATACTAGTCTCAAAAAGTCTGGTCGTAATAAGTTTGCAGGATTTGAATATTTTGAGTTAGGTGATTTTTTACCTACGATTCAAAACATATTTACTAAGGTAGGTTTGTGTGGAACTGTTTCATTTGGCACAGAACTAGCAACATTAAACATTGTTGATTTAGATGATGCAAGTCAATCTGTTTCATTTACTTCACCAATGTCTTCTGCTGAGTTAAAGGGTTGCCATGCAATTCAGAACTTAGGTGCAGTGCAGACTTATTTAAGACGTTACTTGTGGGTAGTAGCTATGGAGATTGTTGAACACGATGCTCTTGATGCGACCACAGGATCTGACTCAAAAAAAGCTGAACCTACAGTTGAAAGTCCACGTATTGTAGGTCTCAAAGGTGAGTGGCAAATCAATGCTCCAGCTAAACCAGATGGAGATATTCAAGGATGGTTAGATCTTATTAAAGAAAGTACTTATTTACATTTAGAGTTTGCTAAAAAAACTCAAGATTTAGAGACTATCTTTAGAAAGAATAAACTGTTATTTGAAGAAATTAAACTAACTGATGTTGATTTCTACAAGGAAATGATGACTCAGTTTACAGTAGTTAAACATAAATTAGAAAAGGAAAAACAAGATGGCACAAGTGTATGAAGCACGTCCTAACACAGGCGTATTATTTAACAACGATACAAAGAAATCAGAGAATCATCCTGACTTCAGAGGTTCAGTTGACATTGATCGTAACTTATTGATTGACCTTTTAAAGAAACATCAATCAGGTCCGATTAAAGTAGCGATTGCTGCATGGAAAAAAACTTCACAAGCAGGTAATGATTTCTTGTCATTATCAACTTCAGAACCTTATGAAAAACCAGCAGGTTCAGCTCCAGCTAAGAATCCTTGGGAGAACTAAGATGGCTAAAGCCAAAAAGGCAGTAGAAACCATTACTCCTCAAGAGGCATTGATCAAGGACCTGCAAGCTCAGGTCCACGATCTCTATGCTTTTTGTGTAGAGTGGCGTAAACAAAACGATACTTTAAAAGCGGAGAATATGAACTTACACTATCAGGTTATTAAGTTAAGCGGTATTGTTCAATATTTGGAGAGTCAGCGTGAAGCCAATCCAGTTCGAAGCTAAAAAGGTTGCCATTAAGCAAGATAAGAATGGCGTTTCATTAACTCTTGTTGTGCATCCTGACGACTTTCCTATAGAGATTCTACAGGACTTCGTTGGGGCTGCTTATCAATGTGTATTTGTAAGAACTGATCGTCCTCATGAAGATAAACAAGCTTCGTATGTTGGAGAACAGCATGTGAAGTTAGCTGGCATACTTTCTACTTCAAAAGACTTTTGGGACTTCTTACATGCAGATAGTCAAATCCTTAAAAAAGATGAAGATACAGCTACAGATTGGTTGCGTGCATATCTTGGTATTCAATCAAGAGCAGAACTTAAAACTGATTTAGCAGCACAACAAAGATTAGATAAGATTAACAGGGAGTTTAAACAGTGGATGCAAAATTAAAGAAAGTTCCATACTCGGTATATTTACCACAAGAACTGCATTCAAAGTTAACTGCGATTGCAAAGACTCGTAAGGCATCTGAATTGGTACGTAATGCAATTACCATGATTATCGAAGGTAACGATGCATACAACAGTGGATATAACCAAGCCATTAGAGATGCAGCACAACTTGTTTATGATTGTGAAGAAGCACAGATGGTAGCTATCAAAGGTAAAGATCTTGGTTCAATCCTCACCCACAGAATTGAAGGATTGGAGATGAAGAAATGAAATTGACTAGAAAACAAAAAATGAATCTAATAGAAGGAAAGCTTGAATTAAGTATGTTGCAATTCCATGCAAGCTTGCCTTGGATTATTAGAAAGTTATTTAGCAAACAAGCTTTAAATTGGTATGACAAGGGTAAAGGTGACGCAATGGCTGATTATCTTTGGCTCAAAAAGAAAATAGCAAAAGTGGAGAAACAAAATAAAACAACATAAATGGCATAAGGGAGAAGATAAATGAATGAATATAGAATAAAAACATTTGTGCATAGACTCAATAAATTAGGTATAGATGTAACCTTTGCTGCCAATTATCCTTGGATTTATTTTGATACTATTAACGGTAAAAAGGTTACAGGAACATTTCATGCTGATCATGGATGGACTGCATTTTTTAGTCCTGTTGAAATACAAGGCAAAGTTAAATTTAGTGATAGACGAGAAGTATTTAAAAAGGTAAGGAGCATGTTATGAAACAACATAAATGGCATAAAGAAATAAAAGCATGGGCTGAAGGTAAAAAGATTGAAGCTAAATGGTTATCTGATGAAAATGAAGAATGGCAATATGTTGAAACTCCAATTTGGGATGCAACTCATTGGGAATACCGCATTAAACCACAACCTAAAGAAATGAACCCAGAACCAAATGAAGAGTTTACATGGTGGTATGAAAGAGTGTTTTTACAAAGCCCTAGTATGTGTGAACTTAAATATGATGATGAAAAGATGTGGCAAGCATGGATAGCGGGATATAAATTAGGTCGTGACAATGCCTACAAAAGAAAAGATATTCCTATTGAAACCTTTACCATACCAAAAGAAAAACATATACATACCATGAATGAAGAGGTGAATGATGAATGATCAAGAACAATTAGAAGCTGTTTATGCTGGCATGGCTATGTTAGGATTTATTATTAACGGTGATAAAGAGCTAGAAGATATTCCAGAGCTATCTAAAAAGATGGCTCGTAAAATGATGGAAGAACCTATTAAAGTAGGACTTCCCGCTATCAAAAGGAAAAGAAATGCTAGATGAACTTATTAGATTTGCTGAAGAGCTTTATAAAAAGGATAAAGTAGCTGGAACAGAACTTGGTAAAATCATTCAGGATATTGGTAAACAAGTTCTCTTGCATAATGCTCTTGTAAAAGAAATGAAGGCTACCATTAAAAAACTAGAATCAGAAAAGAAAAGGAGAATGCATTGATACCTAATTACCCAGATATTAGTTTTATAGATTTGATTGAAGGCAAACAATGGCACTATATGCCAACAGAAGATATTACAGCCTATGAAATTGCACAATTATTAGAATTATTTACTTATACTGCCATTTACCACAAAGAAAGACCTATTGAATGGAAGTTATATTTAACAAGTAAGAACCTGTTTAAACACTTTAAAGAAACGGAGATTGGACAATGAATGCACAAGAACTAGCAGCTAAAGCTAAAGAATATAAAGAAGCTTATATTACAGGTAAGCTATCGCTGGTTGAGTTCAAAGAACTTGTGTCTGATTTAAATCTTGCTAAAGAAATAGATCAGAATGCATCGCAGTTTGAAGATGATCAACAAGCTAGAACAATCATACTAGATGTGATTCAGATAGTGAGTGCACTATGAGATTTCTTCCTTTTGCAGCAATTGCTTTAACAGGATGTTCTATTCTTAATATGGCATCTTATGATCCTAATGAATATCAATTAGTCAATATTATTAGAACTGATGCACAAACTATGAAATGCACACCTGATAATTTAGCTAAACTTAATTATGATATTAAAGCGTTAAAGAACTATTCACAATATCAACCAAACAATGAAGCAACGGTCAAACTTGTAAACAATCTTTATACTATTGTAGATGAGCTTAGCCAAAAAGATAAGCCTAGTGAAGTTTATTGTTCTGCTAAATTATCTATGATTGAAATGTCAGCAGAACGTATTGAGCGAGCTGTAGGTGGTAAACCAAGATGAGCCATAAAGATATTAAAGATGATGTATGGGATGCTTTGAAAAAAGTATATGGATCAACGCTTTACAGTGCTAAAGTTTCTGTTATACTAAAGGAACCTAATGGTATTCAGGTTAATATGATCATTAACTTCCCACCTAAAGAGGAGTTTTTTGAGTAATGTCGCCTTTATTTATATATATGCTACTAGCTTCACTGCTATGTGGCATAGCAATCGGATTTATTATTTATGACGAATTCTTTAAATAGTCCCTGTATTGGTGTATGTCAAATATGGGATAACAAATGCAAAGGTTGCCACCGTACTATGTATGAAATAGTTAGCTGGTATGACTTTAGCGATGACCAAAAACGTGAAGTGTTAGAAAGGTTGGAAAATGTACAGGAACAAAAAACTTCTGGAAATAGTTCGTCAATCTCCTTGTCAAAATTGTGGGATTGAAGATGGCACTGTATGTGCTGCTCATTCCAATCAAATGCGAGACGGAAAGGGGCGGTCTTTGAAGGCTCATGACTTTAGAATAGCAGCATTATGCCATGAATGCCATGCCAATATAGATTCAGGAAAAGACTTAACTCGTGAAGAAAGATTTGATGTATGGGAACGTGCCCATAGAGAAACGATAGGATGGTTATTTTTAAACAATCATTTGGAGATTAAGTGATGGATAGATTTGACTTAGAAGAACAAATTACAATTTGTTGGGGTATCTTAGAAGACTTAAAAATGATTGTAGAACCTATGGAAGATGACCATATAGACCGAAAAAGAATTGAAGCAGTAATTGAACTTTATGATATGAAATTTAATTATTTATGGAATACATTTAACCAGTTAGTAGAAGAAAAACAATTTAGGAGTTCATTTGATGACTAAGCCAGAAGCATGGTTGTACGAAGAGTACGATACCAACGGCAAATTAAGAGCAAGACATGTATGGAATTTACTTCCAAGCGATTTATCTTACATATCTAAGCTAAAAGATATTGGACATGTTGAAATATCAGCACTTGATAAGGTTGGTTCATCTGTAGTCTTTGATAAAGAAAATAAATATAACTCTAAAAAACTAACTGAGGCATTTGGAGGGCTATGAAAACTATTATCAATGAAGAGGCATTACGTGCAACTTATGTTTTTCTTCGATCTGTCTATCCTTTCAATACATGGAAGCTACCACCGCCATCTAAAGTAAATTTTGAAGTTACTACAGCCACAGAAGTTATGGGAGAATTTGATTGCGACCCGTTAGTGATTCGTCTTTCATCGGCTAGGCAATCGACAGTAGAAAATCTATTAAGAACGACTGCACATGAACTTGTGCACATGAAGTTTTATTTAGAAGGTAAAGCAAATTATCATCATCACGACCAATCATTTAGAAACCATATGAGACAAATTAACACACTCATGGGTTGGGATAAACTTGAACTTTAAGAGAGGAAAATATGAAATATAAATCAGTACTTGTTATATCAGACTTACACATTCCATACCATCATCCAGATGCGTTTAAATTTTTAGAAACATTAAAGAAGAAGTATAAGCCAGACCATGTAGTCAATATTGGTGATGAGCTTGATATGCATGCAATGTCTATGCATGATTCAGATCCAGATCTTTTTTCAGCAGGCCATGAACTTGCTGCAGCTATTTCATACATTCAGCAATTAGAAAAGATCTTTCCTAAGATGACGATTGTTCACTCCAATCACTCATCGATGTTATTTAGACGTGCATTAAAGCATGGAGTTCCAAAAGGCTATCTAAGAGATTACAATGAGTATCTTGGTGTAAGTAGTAATTGGAAATGGGTGGAGGATCATACAATTGACTTATCTGATGGCACTCGTTGCTTTTTTACTCATGGCTTATCTGCTGATGTTCTTAAAGTAGCTATGCAATATGGTATGCATACTGTTCAAGGCCACTACCATACAAAGTTTAGTATTGGTTATTACTCTAACCCTGATGCATTAGTATGGGGCATGCAGGTTGGATCGTTAATTAATCAAAAAAGTTTGGCTTTTCAGTATGCTAAAAACTTTAAGACCCGTTTTATTGTTGGAACAGGAATGATACTTGATGGTCAACCTAAATTATTTCCAATGGTTTTAAATACAAATGGCAGATGGAATGGTAAAATAGTCTAATGGATCGTAAAAAATATAATGAATACCATGTAGATTGGTATCATAAAAATAAAGAAAAAATTGCTCAACAAAGGAAAGCATGGAGACTTGCTAACCCTGAAAAGATTAAAGCTCAAAAAGCTAGATCAAGAGCAAAACGTAAAGATAAAGATCTTGCGTACTCTAAAGAATATAGACTTCTTAACAAAGAAAAGGTATCTGCATATAATAAGAAATATAGAAAGAATAATATTGCAAGTATATATGCAAGAAACAGAATTAGAAAAAACAAGATGCATCAGTTACAAACTCCATCTTGGGCTAATAAATCTGCAATAGAAGTTATCTATGCTCAAGCTAGAAGAAGATCTAATATTGAGGGTATTCAGTACCATGTAGATCATGTTATTCCACTTAACGGTAAAATAGTTTCTGGTTTGCATGTAGAATACAACTTGCAATTATTATCCAGTAGAGATAATGTAGCAAAGAAAAATTTATTTGGAGTGATAAAATGAGTAAAGTATTAGAAACAGATTTTGGTTTAGCATCAATACAAAAAGAAGGAGAGCCTGTTTGGGATCATTCTGCATGGGAATTAACTGGACCAGTTAGTAAAAAAACTAAGTGTAAATATGAAACAGATTGGTTTGAAAGAAGAGTTCCAGAAGAATTATATGATGAAGCACATGAAGTATTAGATAAATGGCTTATATCAAAAGGTATAGATTTGGAGGATTTATGATAGATTGGATTGAAAACTTAGTCATTGTTATAGCCCTTTGTGCTATTGAAATTTTTGCAGTTTGGATTGGATTACGATCATTGAATGATTTATTTCCAAACTTTATTACAGTAACAATTATTCATGTCCTTGATGTATGGTTAATACTTATTGCAATAGGAGCTTGTATAAATAACACTCCAACAGTTAAAAGGTAAAATTATGGCAGAACCAAAAGTACACCCAAGTAAAAAACATAAAGATCCGTTTAAAACTAAAACGGGTAAAGATCGATTAAAAGCTCTTTCTATGAAGCAACTCTACCTATTATTAGAGAAGATTACAGAACGTGGTAAGAAACGTATGAAAATAGCTAAAGAAATAGCAAGGAGAACTCCCATTGAGTAAACATCACGAAGCTGGAAAAGGGGATGCAGTGCGTCCTACAGATTTAAAGAAGTTCGAGGAAAACTTTGACCGTATCTTCCGTCAAAGGATTAGCGATCAAAAGCTTAATAACGATGACCTAGCAGAATACGAGCTCGATAAGTCAACGGGTGAGGTAACTAAAGTTGCAAAATAATACTGATGTTTTTGTTGCATTTGTAACTGTCATGTGCTTAATATACATCCTAGCTGGATTTCTTAAGGGAATTCTAGCTATCTACGAATACGCACTTTGTTACTTATAACAAAGGGGCATAAGCCCCTTTAGTTATTTATTCATTACGTACATTGTAACTTCAAAGCCAAAACGCATTTCTGTTGCAGTAGGTTTATTCCACATAGTAGTTCTCCTTTCAAGTACAAATGTATCCTAAAATAGAACAATTTAAATCAAGAAAACCATGAAAATAGAGTACGACTTTCCTTATCCACCAAGCGTAAATCATTACTGGGGTATACACGGTAAAATAAGGTTTATTGGTAAGGCTGGTTTAGCGTTTAGACAACATGTTAAAATTGTATGCTCAAAACGCACAGAATTGCTCTATAACGCACGATTAAAGGTCAAGGTATACCTATACCCTCCTGATAGGAGAAAACGTGATATAGATAACAATATGAAGAGTCTTTTAGACGCTATGGAACATGCAGGCGTATATGAGAATGATTCTCAAATAGACGACCTACATATTATAAGGGGTGAAGTGGTAAAAGGTGGGGCTTGTAAGGTAATTTTAGAAGCTATTTCTTCTTAAATTTCTTTAAGATTCCGCCTTCTTTGTAGTTATTAGCTTCTGCACCACCAGCAGTCGATGCTACTGTTTGAATTTGAGGTGATAATTCTCTCACATCAATTTTCTTACCAAAAATATCAAACTTAGGTCTTTCTGTAGCAAACTTTGTCAAATACTTCATACCTAATTTACTATAAGCAGGTAAGGCAGCTAAAGTAGGTCCCATAGGTATTCCAGCTAACATGGATGGTCCACCAGCAAGTAAAGCTCCTGACATAAGTCTTCTTGCTGTTCCACTATCGGGAACTTTTTTACCTAATATGGCAGACGCTGCATCTGATTGTTCTTCCATTAACGCTTTTCCTATAGCTGTTTTAGTTTTACCCCCAAGAGATTGTACTGCACTTGCAAAATGTGCTGGATCAAATACACCAGCTTCAGTTCCTCTTTTAGATGCTGCACTTTCTAATCTAAGCCAACGTTTAAACGACTCATGTATACCTGCAAGCTCTGCTGCTTTATCTGGATTTTGTTCTGCTAACATTCCACGAAGTTTAGCTTGTAATTCTCTATAAGCTTCACCCATAGCAGAGTTATCTTTTCTATAAGAAGCATAAGCTGCTTTACCTAAATTACTTTCAGCTTGTCTAAACTTTTCTCCTGTCATGGATAAATCTGAATCAAGAGGTTCAATAATAAATTTCTTATAAGCAGAAGTTACAGCCTTAGCATCTTCTGGAATTAAATCTCCTGTAATTTCATTAAGAGAATTATTAAGAGATTTAAGTGCAGTTTCTTTGGTTTCTGGATTTACAAATTTAGCACTAAAGTTTAATTTTGGAGCAATTTCATCATAAGCATTAGTTACTGTATTATATACTTCATCAGCTAATTCACGACCTACTTTAGTTGTCTTAGCTGTTTCTTTTCCCATGGGTTTTAAAACAAGATTAGCTATGGCTTTATTAAAATCTTCAACAGCGTTTTGTCTACCACCTCTAATAAGATCACCAAGTATAGGAAATCCAGATAATGATTCTTCACCACCACGAATCCAGGGACCAATAAGAGGAACATCACTTAATAATTGACCAGGGGTAAATTGTGTCATGCCTATATCTTTTAAAGCTTTAATTTTTTGACCCACAATAGGAGCAAAAAGTAATTGAGACCCTTTACCAAAAGCACCGCCTAAAGCAGCACCTTCAGCTATATCTGTAGCTTTATGTTTTAAGAAGTCGCTGTAATTTTCGCCTTCTTTCATTTCTGTAGGCATAACGGCAGAAGTTACTCCACCTGTAATAGCACCTGTCATTAAAGGATTAGTTTCAGCAGCGTATTTAGCTCCTTGAGACAATTCACCTCCAAGTAAAAGGCTGCCAAGTTCACCAGCCATTTTTGCAGCACCAACACCTGGCCTACCTGTAGCCCTTGCTTCTTGTTCTATTCCATGTAAGTATCTAGCAGGTTCATGTATGCCAATCCATTGAGCAAGACCAGCAACAGGCTCTAATTCACCACTAATAGCCGCCATAGTTAATGGGTGTGTTTGAGTGAAAGAAGGTTCTGCGTTAACTATTGCCGATGATACAGATGGGCCTGAGGCACCACTTATTTCATCATGTATGCGTTGTAATTCTTCAGGAGATAATTGTTCGGTCATTGTTGTATTCCCATATCTTCAGGTGTAAGACCATAATGGTAGCCTGTACGAATTGCTCTTTCTTTAGATTGTTTAATTTGAGCTTCTACCCTATCAAATTGTCTATCCATTTCTTCACGGCTTAGTTTTGTATCTAGTATACCAGTTGAACCTTGAATTTTAGGAACTTCAGAAGCTAATATTCTACCAATATTAGATCCCTTAAGATTTTGAACACCAGACATAAACTGTGCATTTCTAACGCCTTCGAGCCCCATAGAAAAATCTTTAGCATCTGAAGAAAAGAATGGAACTTTTGATTGAATATTACCAAGACTAGCTCCATTAAATCTTCCTGGATGATTCCTAATTCTTTCAATTTCTTTTAAAGCACTATCATAAGTGTTGAGTGCTGTATTAACTTGACTTGCTTTGTCAGCTCTTGCAGAATCTACTTTAAATCCAGCTAAAATATTTTTTGTAGCTTGACTTTCTGCAAATCTTGATTGTGCTTCCTGCATTGCAAGAAGTTTAGTTGCAAGCTCATTCTTTTTAGCTTGTTCCATTTCACCAATCTTAAGTAAGTTAAGACCAACTTGTTGATGACGAGCTTCATCAGCTTGTTGACCTGCAATGGTATATTTGTCAATAAGGTTTTGATCTTCAGCAGTAGCTGCTTTTGATTTCTCATAAGCTTCAAGACCAGATGGAGCACCTGCACCAATATTCACTAAAGCATATGGAGATGTTCCTGCCATAATACCAAATCCAGCTCTTGCTAATGATTCATAAGGAGCAATTGCTTCACGCTCTGCTATACGTTTGTTTACAGAAGCTAATTGTTCTTTAATATCTTCTGAAGTTTTGGAACTTGGATTTTTCCATTGAGCAAAAAGTTCTTTTTTAAGGTCATCATACTCAGAAGGAGCAGCTTCAGCCACTGGATTAGCTTCTTTTACTACATTAGGATTTACAGTTTTTACTAAGGCATTTTGTGAACCAACAACAGGTGCTTTAGGTGTATTTTCTTTTATAAAATTTTCATAAGTTCCAGGAGTATCAGTAGCAGAAGCAACTGGTTTAGTTGAATTAAATCTTGATAGATCAAACATTCTATTTGCTTCATTACCAACAATTGAATTATTTAATGGAACCATATTTGCTTCAGATTCTTTATCGGCTTTTTTAGCAGCTTCATTCATTGGATAACCAAATAATCTAAGCTCTGGATCAACCTTTTGACCAAATATTTTCAATTCTGGACTATCTACATTTTTTGATGAAGGATGTGTAAGATCATAAGATTGCTGATCGCTTAGTTTAAAGTTTGTAGTATCATCTACTAGGGGAGTAACATCACCAGCAGCAAATGCTAATAAACCACCACCTGCCATTTTTGTCATAGATGGAGGTGTTGCAATTTGATCAACACCTGTTCTTTGAGGAATTGGCGTTGGGGGACTTAAAGCAGCTTTAACAGCAATAGGATTATTTTGCAATCTTTGATCTTCTTGTTGATAGCCACTAGCTACTAATTTAGCTAAAGGACTAGCATATTGACTTTGTTCTACTGCATTAAGTTGTTCTGGTGAAAACATACTCATAGGAATACCACCAGCAGCTTTCATTACACCGCCTTCTTTAGCTTTAATAACTCCACCTTTAGCTTTTAAAATTCCAGTAGCATTAGCCATACCAGCTAAACCAATACCAGCAGTACCTAAACCAGCAGCTTGTGAAATAAGGCTTGGAGGAGCTTGGTACATAGACGTTGTAGATTGTTGCATTGGTAAACCACGTAACATAGAGTTAAGTACACCCAATTGCATGTATGGATATTGTTGTGCTGTAGCGTAGTTTTGAATAGCTTGGTTGATAATGTTTTGTTGTTGTGTTTGTTGTTGAGCACCTTGTTGGGCTTGAGTGCCAAGAATACTTTGTTGAGCAGCCAATTCTTGACCACCAAGACCTGCCAATTGATTTGCACCAGCCATTTGTGAAGCAAGTGCTTGAGCTTGAGCTTGTTGACCTTGAAGGCCTAAGTTGGCACCAAATTGTTGTGCTTGTTGTGCATTTTGGAATGCAGTATTGTAACCTTGTGAGATCAATTGATTTTGAGCTAACATTTGGTTTTGTGCATTAAGTGAATTCATAAGTGCTTCACGTGATCCACCAAAAGCTCCTGCTTGAGTTGCACCGCTTTGTTCTTGTTGACCTGCTATACCATATTGCTGATTAGCTAATTGAAGTTGAGGTGCTAATGAAGCCTGAATGTAGGGATTCATATAAGCATTAACAGAAGCTGGGTTAGTTGCTTGGTTTGCGTAATTCATACCAGTCATACCCATTTGTTGACCTAATCCACCAAGCTGTCTATTTACACCCATGGTTTGACCCATCGCTTGATTATAAGCACCAGGTACTTGAAGATTAGCAGCAGAAGATTGTGCTTGTTGTTGTAATGGTGAGAAACCAGCTACGTAGTTTGCAGGATTATTACTGTATGGCGTATAAGCATTAAAGCCTGTACCAGATGGATTATATACTTGTGCTTGAGCAGCATTAAGCATATTCATAACATATGGCTGTGCATAGTCAGGAATATTGGTATTCATCACCGTAGTTTGTGTAGGAGCAGATGCTGGTGGTGGAGATCCTCCCCATAGCACAAAGCCCATGTTTGTCATGAAACCATTGACAAGCCAATAAAGCTTATCTTTTAATGAGTTTCCATGTCCTACGTCTATGCCAAATAACTTCATAATCTATCCTTGAATTGTCTTTGTGTATATCTTATCTGTGAATTTATAACCTAAATATTCTAATAACCTTGAATTATCCAAATGGACTTTTGTATGAATTAACATACGATTAACGCCTATGCGTTTTAACGCTTCTTCTGCATATTGAAACATCTTGATTCCAACACGACCTTTTCTGTATTCTGGCTTTAAGTAATACACATCTTCATAAGCCATCTTACAAGATTTGTAATGAGGATTAGATTGTATGAAAAAAGCCATATAACCTATAAGTTCACCATCATTTCTTACTGTAATCGTTCTTAACATTCCTGCTTGTGCAAAACGATCATAAGAATCCCAATCAGGATCAAATGGAAATTCTTTACTTACGCATAGCTCTTCATAATGAGCTGGAAGAACTCTCATGAATTCTTCTTTAAATTGCGTTCCGTCAACATCCTCGTATACTATCATGCGTTTGGTGGAGGCGTTTGTCCTGACATCATATTAAGTTGACTTAAAGCATCAGGTCCTGTTGTATTAGGTGGAGGTGCTACATTACTTGTTTGACCAGCGGTTGTGTTGTTTGGATTCCAACCACCAAAGCCATTACCATATTGATTAAATCCACCATATGTATTTCCGTATGGACTCCATTGGCCAAAGCTTCCGCCATATGGATTCACTTGACCCATATTGAACATAGGTTGTTGCTGGTTGCCGTATGGAACATTCACTGGATTATTAGATCCTTGTGGAGCGTATGGATTAGTTTGATAATTTTGAAATGCACCTGAATTAACCAAGTTAGTAATAATACCAGCTAAACCACTTGATGATCCTGTATTTGCACCAAGTGTTCCATAATTTGGTTGGTAAACATTAGGTGTAGCTGTTGTTGGATTTGTAATATTAATGTTTGATGGTGATGTAGCATTTAAATTAGGATTTGCTGTATTAGGCGTTGATCCAAATACATAAGGTTGCCCAACAGGTGTCATACCATTTTGCATTGAAAAAGTTGTTTGTTGTACAACTGGAGCTACTCCTGATCCCATAATTCTTCCTTAAGCTGGTAATAATTTATAAGCTTTGGTGTCGGCTGCTATGTCTTTTGCTTTAGCACGTTTAGCTTTGATACGATCCATCATATCATATAAACGTTTAGCTCCAGCATCTGTTGAGCCGTTACCAAGTTCTGAAACAATCCTAGCTGGTATTACAAATTCACCTTCTGCTAAACGAGCTGGTTGTTTATGACCAATCGTTGCAGGAATAGAATCTGATACACCATCACCAGGTCCTTTTAAAAGTCTTCCACCATCTGAATAATCACCTAAATGGTAATCAGGTAGTCCGTGTAATTCACCACCATGTGCATATTGACTTGGAATGATAGGGTTTGTATTAATAGCACCTAAAGTTGGGAATTTTTGCATACCTGCAAAATAACTTGATGGCATTTGAGCTGTTATTGCATTAGCTGATGCAAGGTATGCAGCAGCTTGATCTGCACTAAGATTAGCAGTATTTGGATTTTTGTCTACATAAACTGTAGATTCAACCTTAGGCATTTCTTTAGCAGTCCGTTTAAACATTCCAGCACCTTTGTTAATATCTTCAATAGCTGTTTTTTCTGCTGCTAATACATCTTTTTTACTTGATGGTGCAATGTCACTTAAATCTGTTTCTCCAGCATCAGCATATTTATGCACATCCATAAGTCCACCTTTTTTAGCTGCATATGGATTATAAGGACTTGCAGCATAATTAGCATAAGTAGCTTGATATGCTGGATTGGGTTGTGCTGGGAGCATGGGTTGAAAATTAGGCGAATTATATTTTAATTGATTAGCAGAAGGCACGCTTGATTGAGTAGCTACAGGACCACTTGTTTGTGAAGAAGATAATCCTTGTAAACCAGCCAAAGCTGCAGGAGCTAATGATTTTAATACGTCCATTCCAACACCTGGTCCAGAAGATAAAAAGTCTCCTGGGTGCGTTACAGCGTTTACAATTCCAGAACCCAATCTATTTAAACTAGGTGTATTTGGACCTGCAGTAGGTGTAGCAGTCGGTGTTGCAGAAGGAAGCCCTTGTGGTGTTGTATTGTAGTTTGGTGCGATCTGTGGTTGTGCATCAGGAGTTAAAACAGGTTGACCTGTAGTTGGATCAAGAGCTGGTGTAGATGTAGGTGGTGGAGTTTCTACTGGAGCTGCTCCAAAATTACTAAGATCTGAACCTAATTGACCACCGCTATAAGCACCAAAACCAGCCATAATGCCTTGTCCTAAAGATCCTGTTATAGCATAGTCACCAAGACCAATAGCAGCAGATGTTAATAATCCAGCTTGTGATGCTGTTAAACCAGCGTCTACTAAAGCAGGGTCAAGAGTCACTGCACCTAAAGCACCTAATGCCATTGGTAAAATAGCACTTAAGAATCCAGCTTCTGGAAGTCCTGTTTTAGGATTAACAGTTAGTGAATGTCCATGAGCTTTAGCAAGTTCATTAAGGGCGTGTAATTCCCCAGTCGTCATATGGACTAAGTGGTCATCATCTCCACGACCTTGGGATTGTAAATGTTGGGCTGCTAAATGTAGACTCATAATTTCACCATTATATAATATTTTACAGGGTTTTACACAGTTGTGCCACTAGAATTCACCCAATTTGTGCCGTTATACCAGATTGGGATGCCTAAAGTGGTATCAAAGTATGTTTGTCCGATAGAAAGACCTTTATTAGGTCTATTTGCAGTCGTTCCAGATGCTGGAACTACCACTGCACGAGTAAAGCTATCTATTGTATTAAAGTAAAGACGTAATGCGTTAGAGAACTTATCTTGTGTTAATGCACTGTATTCTGGTGGTGCTAACGGTAAGTTAGGTGCAATAGTTGGAATTAGTTTGTTATCAAAAGCCATTATCTTCTACCATCTGGTTTAACATCAATACGAGGTACACCAAGTTGCCATGCTACACCTAATCCTGTGGATGTAATATTAAATGCCATTTGACGAGCACGTATACGTGTGTAAACTTCACCACTAAATTGTTGGATTGGATACTCTGAAACTGATGTATAGTTATTTGCACTTATCACAGAATCAACATCTGAAGTAACTACAGTAGCACCTGAATTTTGACGGCCATATAAGGTCATGGTGACAGACGGATTATTGACTGTAGATCCGTTAAAGTTTACATCAGGTAACATACGCCATACAAAGCCTAAATGGTCTCCAGCATCAATACCAAAATCAGAAGACTGTATGTAAGAAGTAATAGGTTGTGGGCTTGATGTTGAAACATCATCTGTACCAACCTCATGATAAAGAAGCCTATTATTATAATCTGCTGCTACTGGGTATGGGTTAATACCATATTGTAACCATGCAGTACGAGCCATTGTTCCATATGTCCAAACCTTATCTAAATAGTTGTAAATCACATATTTGTCAATTTGATTTGAACCACTTGAGTTACTTACATAGAACCACCAAACTTCGTTATAGCCCTCATTAGATCCAGAAAAGACTTGGAATGATTGGTTAGTATTGATGTCATCAAATACATACTGACGTAATGAACATGGTAATGTGGAAACAGTACCGTTATACATATAGAATTTATCTTTACCCATCCAATAAGTTACGTTATTAACTGTGACTGCTGAATTAGGTGACATGATAGAAATATTATCCATCAATACTTGGAATGACCAAACATATGGGAATCCAATGTACTGCATAGAATACAAGCAGGAATCAGTCCAAATCAATATTTCTTGACGTGTAGTTTGAGATTGCATAATGTAAGAACCATTCGTCAATTGGAACTCACCAGATTGATTTGTGGTGCTTGGTACCCAAGTAAATTGGTTAGCTTGATCTGACCAACGTACAAGCATGGGATTGAATGCTGTGTTTGGGTTTGATGGGTTATAAGAATTAGCACCCATAGCAATTAAGAATTGTTGGATAGGAGCTGATAAAATTTGATTAGTTTCTAATGGAACAAACTGTTGATAGGTATAAGATGTTCCAGGTACAGTAGAATTAGATGCTAAGCTACTTAAAGCTACAGCACGAGTAGATACGCCATTTGCAGCTACCCAATAGTAAATAGGTCCACCACGAGGTGCTATGGCTAAGTCTGCACCATAGTTATCATTTGTCCAAAGTCTTAATTGTAGAGCTATACCAGATGTATAACCTGTGCCCCAACCACGAGATCCTTCTTGCACATTAATATAAACAGAAGATCCACCACCTGTAGCTGATGATGTGGCTTTGTATGAATTAGGTAAAGTAATTGTAAATCCAGCAGCTGATATGTTGGATATTTGGAATGTATTATTAAGTACAGCGGCAGGAACGCCTCCTACAGAAGCTGCTCCACTCAATGCTACGGTAACTATAGCTGCGGTGCCTGAACCTGTACCAACATTAGTAGCAGTAAAGACGGTGCCTACTGCTGTTGAAGATGCACCAATAGATGTCCAGTTTGTTGTGCCAGACGCTACAATTTGATATTGTTGACCTACGACTAAAGCGGTTGCATTGACAATAAAAGTATTTGGGAAAGCAATAGTAACTGTAGAACTTGATGCAGTGGTCGTAATTGGATTAGCACTCATTAAGACGGGTGCTGTAGTATCTCCGCCCCAAGGACCAGATCCCCATCCCGTGCCTACTGTTTCTGTGACTAGACCTACTGGATATTCATATTGAGCTGTGACTGTGCCTCCACCTGTGGCTGTAGAAGAAGCCGCATTAGATGAAGTGACTGTATATTGAGTAGCATTCAAAACAGATGCAACAATATATTCGTTATTAGCATTAATACCAGAAGTAGCAATGTTAATACCGCCTACATTTGATGTGGCTGAAAGAAGAACATAATCACCCACATTAGGTGAATAATTACCATCTGTAATAGTTAACACATATGAAGAAGCAACAGTAGCAATAGCAGCTGTAAGAGAACTTGTGTAGGATATAGGTGTAATGTCATTATAAGTACCACCAAAGTAAATATAATACTTGGAGCTTGTTCCAACACCAATATAGCTTGAAAGACCATTAAGATTAATCCATGACCATAAAGCACGGCAAACGCCTACATATTGGCTTGGATTAACCTGAACCCAGCCACCAATTTTTTCTGGAAGACCTGATCTAAAACGAACTTTATCAGAAAGATAAAATCCACCTTCGTTACTGTAATCAGTACCTTCTCGGTTAACGCCTGGTCTATATGTGAGTTTTTGTAATGGCATATTATTCTAGTACGTCTAATACCTTATTAATTTTCATAACACGATCATCAAGGCCAAGTATACCGCCATTAATGCGTTTTGTCATATTTGTGTAGTCTTGTGCATCAGCTAAAATGTTTAGCCCATGTTTGTTCCAGAACCAGCCAGCAGACAATACAGCCCCAGTAGGTTCAGAAATAAGGTCAGGATTATCCAAAAGATCCAAGCCCAATGCTTCTCCACAATTCTTGTAATTATCTTTACCAGTGATTTGTATAACACCACGACCAATGTATTTGAATCCATCTCCATCCTCCGTGTTACCCATACGTCCTGCATAAACTTTATTAGCAATCTTTTCTTGATTATGGGCATATTGATTCGCTGTATCAAGATCAGGAAAACGACTAGGCCATGTTTTCATAAGTGATTCAGCACTATAATTAAGGTTTTCTTTTACAAACTTAAAGTTACCAGATTCATGTTGGCATTGACCAATAAATGCAGCAATACGTCTATTAGAATCTAAAGCATATTTTTTAAGTGCTTGATTGATAGGGTCAAGCCATTTTAAGTCTATACCAAGCTCTTGTAATTGAGATTCGTTCATTTAACACCTAATTGGAGGTTGATGAATTCTTGGAGGCTGATGACGTGTTCTGTCTCGTCTGCACAGTCTCTGGTAATAGATAAATAGTCTTTGGTTGAGCCATTAGGGAGTCTGAAGGTGTTGCTGGTGTCGGACACTGCACTGCCACTGGAACTAGGCTTGTGCATCCCGTCATAATAAGCGTGAAGAGAATTAAGCTTTTTTTCATAGTTGTCTGTTACCTTTGTTGTTATTTCTTTTTGTTGAGCTAATACGACTTTGTTGTGTTCTTCTTGGATTTTTCCTTGAGCTTCAACATCAGTCTTAAATGCTACAAATCGTAAATGTTCTACATACCATCCACCTATAGCTGCACCTGTGATAGCTATACCAAAGAATGCAAGTCTAATATATAGAAGGATCATTCTTTATCTTTTTGTGTTGCTGCTTTAGCACCAATAGCTACACCACTTCCACTTAACACTGAACCAAATCCAATGCCTAATTGTGAAAAGTCAAATGATGATCCATGAAATACATGAACCAATGCACATGCTGAAAATGTGAGTACAGCTACAATTGCTACAAATCTAGCAATACAAAATGTTTGATTATCGTCTTCAGTTAAGATGTCTTTAATGAGTTTATTCATATTAGTTTCCTAAAGGATTTATTGTGGCCTTACGTAATGCTTTCATTTGCTCATTCATTGAAGTAATGGCAGCATTAACTTCTTGTGTATTACCTTTTGCCATAGCAATAGCTTCTCTTGAAGTTGCTAGTGCATCAGATGATTTTTCTTGCATTCTGACAGAGGTATCTTGTAATGATGCAATACGTTCTTGTTGTGATTTAGATTGAACTTCTAATGTGTTAATGCGGGTTTGAATATCCTCCAAACCTTTAACAGATTCAATCGTTGAAACCATTTCGTTGTAACGGGTTATTGCCAAGTAAGCTCCGCCACCTATAATCGGCAATGCGGTCAAGATTATCCCCAGTATCATTTGAGGTGATAAAGTCAATGAGAAAGTCTTGTTGTTTTCCATATTCTTG